ATGAAGATGTTTCTGGTGCTTTCTGGGACCCAATAGAGTTAGTAATGTCTTGGAGATGCTCCAAGGGTCACGAAACAACATTTAAGGTTGGATAATGTCTGAGCGTTCAGAAGTAAAAAGAGATGGGGCCAAGGCTCAAAAAAATTCAGGGCGTGGCGACTATCAAAAAGGTGATGCTAAATGGAAACAGTTCTTAGTAGATTATAAAGAAGCTGGCAGATCTTTTACATTAAATAAAGATGTGTGGTCAAAAATTTGCACAGACACATTTAAAGTAAGTAGGGATATGCACCCAGCATTAAAGATTATTATAGGTGAAGATTCCAAGGTCCGACTTGGAATTATTGAGTGGGCAGTATTAGAAGAACTGATCCAATTTTATGAGGAGAATCATGATTAAAGAAGTATTGTTAACCACACTTACTGGTATGGGGGTAGGCGCAATTTTTAGTTTATTCAAGTTGCCAGTTCCAGCGCCTCCTGTGTTTGCTGGGCTCATGGGAATATTTGGTTTATGGATGGGATACGGATTAGTTCAAAGGATTATGTCATGACACAAGATAAGAATACACTAGAGTTAATTAGCGATATTACAGAGTTCAATGATCTTCACGAGTTCATGAAAGATGAGCATCTAGATAGAACTCTGGCTATTGTAGTAAAGATGTTAATGAATCCAGATGTTCCTTCTGCAAAAGCGCCACAACTTATTATTGAATTACAAGCAATGTCTACTAAGTTTGCTATGCTTGCAGCGGTATATTCAACAATTGCTAAGGATAAAGCGGGAACAGCAAATAATAATAAAAAGAATATTTACTATTCGGCTAAGGAGTCTATAGATAAACTTGTAGATGCACTCAAGTATGTCGTTAGGTATAACTCATAATGGCTAGAGATATAGTAAAGAATCTTAAGTTTAAAAAACATACTGGAAAGTTTTTTGATCCAGAACGATTTGCGGCATTGCTTGATGAGTCATATCGAAATACAAAAAGAGCAGACGGAGAGATGACTAAGAAATCATTTAGTCCCAGCTCACTTGGCTATGGGCACGGAAGGTGTCCTAGATATTGGTATATGGCTTTTAGCGGCGCAATGTTTATTGATGACAATGATGCAGTTGCAATTGCTAACATGGCAAATGGAACTCAGGCACATGAGAGACTTCAAAAGCTTATTGCAACCATGCCAGAATTTAGAGCAGAAGAAGAAGAGATTATAAATGAGTATCCACCTATTCGTGGCTTCATAGACTTAATTATGGAATATGATGGCGAAACTGTAATTGGTGAAATTAAGACGGCAAAGCAAGAGGTATGGGATACACGTCAGTCTGAAATGAAATCATCTGCAAACCACATGCTTCAATTGCTTACATATATGAAATTAAAGAATGCTAAAGAAGGATTCTTCCTGTATGAGAATAAGAATACACAGGAGCTGCTCGTTATTCCAATTTCAATGAATGAAAAGAATAAACAAATAATAGAAGATACATTTCTTTGGATGCAGCAAGTGTGGGATAACTTTAAAGATGGCGATCTACCAATGCGCCCAGAAGGTGCAACTAAGTCTAAGATGCCATGCACATATTGTCCAATTAAAAAAGAATGCTACGCAAAGACCACCCCAATTGGAACAGTTGAAATTGATTTGTTTGAGGTTCCAAAAATATGATTTGTGCAAATAAAGAATGCTCAATAGATTTTGAGCCTAAAACACATAATCAAAAGTATTGCTCAGATGAATGCTGCCGAATTGCCACAAATCGCAGGATTATGGAAAAGTATTATGAAAAGAAAGCTATTCGTAATGGTGCATATAGAGCATGTAAATGTGGAAATAAGTTAAGCAGATATAACGCTGGCAACCTTTGCTCCATGTGTGAAAAAAATAAAAATATTAAAAATAAAAATAATCTGATGGATATTATAAATGAAATTGGGTGAATTGGTAAAGACTAGGGCTGGACGTGTTTTAGGCATAGATGCATCTACAAACTCCATAGCCTTTTGCCTTATGGAAAATGACCAGCCATTAAAATGGGGCAAGGTAGATCTTGTTGGTTCAGACATATATGAAAAAATACACGATGCTAAGATTAAAATGCATGCTATGTTAGATGAATTAAAGTCTGATTATATTGTTGTAGAAGGAGCAGTGCTTGTCAGATCACCAGATGCTGTGATAAAATTGTCTTATGTATATGGCGTTGTTATTGCTGAGCTTATGTCTACTGGAGCTAAGGTTATCACTATTTCTCCTTCCTCTTGGCAGGCATATATTGGAAACAAAAATCCAACAAAAGATGAAAAGGCGGCAATAAGGGTAAAGAACCCAGGCTACGCAGATTCCTGGTATAAAAATCAATTGCGTAATATGAGAAAGCAGAGAACTGCTGATTACTTTAATAGAAAGTATAATCTAAATGTGGTGGATTTTGACGTGGCAGATAGCTTTGGTATTGCACATTATGCTAACAAGGTATTAACAGAACGATGAAATTATATCAAAGCAAAGACTGGCTATATAGAAGATATGTAGTTCAAAAGAAAACGGTTACAGAAATAGGAAATGAATGTGGCGTATCTGCTATGACTATACAGAGATACTTAGAGCAGTTTGGATTGATTAAAAAAAGATGAGCATTGAAAAAATTATATGGCAGACATACGAAACATCATATGATGATCTTCCGCAATATGCAAAAGAAAGCATAGGAACATGGAAGCATCAAAATCCTGACTGGCAACATGGATACATGAGTGGGCCAGACAGAGAGGCTTTTTTTAAAGAAAACTTTCCAGAAGAAGTATACAATACATATATAAATCTGCCTCTAGGAGTTATGAAGGCTGGACTGTGGAGATTTGCAATCCTATATATTAATGGTGGAGTATATGCAGATATGGATACGCATTGCAAGGCACCAATTTCAAACTGGTTGAGTGACGACAACGATGTTTTGCTAGACATTGAAAGAGACACGCCATGGCTTGCCACACAGGTAATTGCTGCAAAGTCTGGGAGCCCAATAATGAAAGCAGCAATAGATTTATGTGTTGAAAGATGTTCAGACGGTATTGTTAAACATAATCATATGGTTCATTATTATACTGATGTTCAAATGTTTACAGATGCAATTTATAAGGAACTTGGTGTTGAGCCTTATCAAAAGCATTTAAATGACTGGGCACCAGAGCTTATGGAAATGGATTGGCTAAAAAATAATAATGTAAAGATTTTAAACGGACAAGAAGCAAGGCGCTTGCTTGATTACGATGTGGTTCATCTTTATTGGGGTGATGACAGAGAGGCTGGTTGGATTGCATGGAAAAAGGATCCAATGGTTAATGAGTCGTATCCCAATGGATTCAACCCACATGAATGGGAGAAGTAATGTCAACAATAGGAATTTTACCAGCATCTGGAAAAGCCTCAAGAGTAGGTGGAATACCTAAATTTTGCTTGCCAATCTCTGATGAACGATCTCTTCTTCAGTGGCATGTAGAGCAAATGCTAGAAGTTTGTGACGAGGTTAGGGTTTCTACAAGAGCTGAATGGGTTCCAATTATTCAAAATATGGATATGAATATTAAATTAATAGTTCGTGAGCCATCAACTATGTCAGATGCTGTAAAGTTTATGGTAGGAGATTACAACGATACTGTTTTAGTTGGAATGCCAGACACATATATTCATGGAACACAAAATAATATTTATAAAGAAATGAATAGGGTTTCTGGAGACCTTGTTTTAGGAGTATGGGAATGTAGTGAAGAATTAAAGGGTAGAGTTGGTCAAGTATTGTTATCTGAGAATAAGGTTATTTCTTCTATGGATAAAACAAATAATTGCGATTATGCATATATGTGGGGCACTATGCTATTCCGTAAAAATTTGATAAGATACATAGATCCAGAATTAGAGCATCCAGGAAAACAAATACAAGAATGGATTGATATGAGTCTAGATATAAGGGCTGTAAAGCCAGGCGGGAAGTATATGGACATAGGAACACTAAAGGGTCTTAAACAACTATATAAGGAGATGGAATAATGGGATTTGTATCATATCCAAATAAAGATAATGGTTATCAAGCATGGGTAACAGACTTACAATTAATGTCAACAGATGCACCATCTGGTCATAGAATAATTGTAGAGTGTCTTGAAATTGCAGAGATGTTAATTAAGAAAAACATTTCATATGGAGATTCAGCTTTAAGCCCTATTCGTATATTTTCTCAGGCGGATAATCAAGAGCAAATTAAGATCCGTATTGATGATAAGATAAATAGAATTAAAAACGGATCAGGCTTTGCAGGAGACAATGACATTGACGATATGATTGGTTATTTAATCTTACTTAAAATTGCCAAGAAACTTGCTATTTCAGTCGACTAGAAGTATAATGTATTCATATGGAAATTGAATTAGCTGATCACTATGATCGTATGAATAAAGTTGTAGAGGAATTACTTAAGGGTAATAATCCTACTACAATTGCAACAATCACTGGATTTAAAAGAGCAGAAGTTGTAGAGCTAATAGATGAGTGGAAGAATGTTGTCCACAATGATGTTGGTGCTAGAGACCGTGCAAAAGAAGCAATCTCTGGTGCAGACCAACACTATGCAATGCTTATTAAGGAGGCCTGGAAGACCGTAGAAGACGCAGATCAAGCTGGTCAACTAAACGTTAAGGCAACCGCATTAAAATTAATTGCAGACATTGAAGGCAAAAGAATTGGAATGTTGCAAGAAGTTGGTTTATTAGACAATGCAGAATTGGCTGGGCAACTTGCAGAAACAGAACGTAAGCAAGAGATATTGGTTGGAATTTTAAAAGAAGTAACGGCCTCATGCCCTAAATGTAAAATGGATGTTGCTAGAAGATTGTCACAAATCACTGGCATAATTGAATCAGTCGTAGTAGAGGATGCAAGTGGACTTTGATTTCAATGATATTATCGACATGCTGGACGGCGAAGAATTTGATGAGCGCCCAGTTGATCTTCGCACATTTGTAACAAGCCCAGCATATCTTGGACTACCACCGCTTTCAGAGTTACAATATACCCTTATAGAAAAATCATCACAAATTTATAAAGAGTCTACCCTCAAAAAACTTTTCGGAGACGAAGAGGGTGCAAGAATGTTTAAGCAAACAGCAACCGAAGTTATTGCACAATTAGGAAAGGGTTCTGGAAAAGACTACTCTTCAACAATTGCTGTTTCATATATTGTATATTTATTATTATGTTTAAAGGATCCAGCAACTTATTATGGTAAGCCGCCTGGGGATGCAATTGATATTCTTAATATTGCTATAAACGCACAACAAGCCAACAACGTTTTCTTTAAAGGATTTAAAACTAGAATTGAAAGATCTCCTTGGTTTGCTGGCAAGTATACAGATAAAGCTTCAGAAATGAAATTTGATAAATCTGTAACAGTTCACTCAGGTCACTCAGAGCGTGAAGCGTGGGAAGGTTATAACGTAATTGTTGTAATACTTGATGAAATTTCTGGCTTTGCTATAGACAATACAACTGGTCATGATCAGGCAAAGACAGCTGATGCCATATATGAAATGTATCGTGCATCTGTAGATTCACGCTTCCCAGACTTCGGTAAGGTAATTCTTCTTTCTTTTCCTAGATTTAAAAACGATCCAATTCAAAAGTTTTATGACTCTGTTATATCAGAAAAAGAAACAGTGGTTAGAACTCATAAGTTTAAAATGGATGAGGACCTTCCAGACGGAACAGAAGGCAATGAGTTTGAAATAGAGTGGGAAGAGGATCATATAAAGTCTTATTCTATACCAAAAGTGTATGCGCTAAAGAGACCTACATGGGAGGTCAACCCTACCAGAAGCATTGACGATTTTAAAACTGCATTTTATAAAAACAGTATGGATGCCCTAGGTAGATTTGCTTGCATGCCTGCAGAAATGATTGATGCATTTTTTAAGTCTAGAGAAAAAATAGAAAAAGCTTTTAATAAAACAGCATTTGCTGTAGATAAATTTGGTCGCTTAGAAGAATGGTTTAAGCCAGAAGAAGATAAAACTTATTTTATACACGTAGACTTGGCGCAGAAGCATGACCATTGTGCAGTTACAATGGCACACGTAGATCATTGGGTAAATGTTAAAATAACTAATGAGTATTCTCAACCAGCACCAGTTGTCAGCGTTGATGCTGTAAGGTATTGGACACCAACTCCAGATAAGTCTGTTGATTTTACTGAAGTAAAAGATTATATATTGTCACTAAAAACTCGTGGGTTTAATATCAGATTATGCACATTTGACCGCTGGAATTCTCACGATATGATGCAGCAATTAAAACAATATAATATTAATACTGAAATTTTATCGGTGGCTAAAAAACATTATGATGACATGGCCATGGTTGTATTAGAAGAAAGATTAAGCGGACCGCACATTTCCTTGCTTATAGATGAATTGTTGCAGCTAAAAATTATGCGTGATAGAGTTGATCACCCAAGAAAAGGTTCAAAAGACTTAGCTGACGCAACTTGTGGAGCAATATATAATGCAATTAGTCACACTAGACCAAATAGTAATAGCGAGATTAAAATACATACATACGATTCAATGTCATATGATAATGATTTTAATACAGATGCTGACGGAGAAGTAGAGCATAGACAGAATGTAATTAGACCGCCTAAAATGCCAGGCGAATTAAAAGAGGCTATAGACAGAATGATGGTAATATGAGCGAATATCAGATAAGAGCAAAAGACTGTAAGTGTTGTGGCAAGCATGTGCCTTTACCAACAGTATTAAAAGAATATAATGGCACACCGCTTTGCCCTACAACATTTTCTAATGTTATAGAGTATAAAAGAATATGGTCATCACTTGGTTCTAGGCCTCATGGAAATATTAGAAAACATTTTTCTGATTATGTCCAGCAAATTGTTGAATCTACTATTGACAAAAACGAGGACGGAAGTTTACAATAGACTACTGGCAACAGTAGCTTAGTTGGTTAGAGCCCCGAACTCATAATTCGGTAGTCGTAGGTTCAAGTCCTACCTGTTGCACCAATAATAGTATAATTATCTTTATGGAGGCCAAATGGAAGACGAAGAGTATCAAGATAAGTTAGAGGAATATATAGCTTCTGGAGTAGTTGAGCTAGTTGGCATGGATGAATATGGTGAATTAATTTATAGAATTACAGACAAGGCGGAGACTCAAGCTCCAGAGCTATGGGCATCTCATAGAGAATATGTAGATAATGGATTGATAGCTTTGTTTGAAAAAGGTTTAATTGCTGTAGAATATGATGAAAACTTAGAAGCAATTATATCTTTAAGTCCAGAAGGATATGAAGAAGCAAGGCAACTAGGTTTAATTGACTTTGATATGGATCAGGATATACCAAACGATTAAGCCTTCGTAGCTCAGAGGACAGAGCAGGACTCTTCTAAGGTCTTGGCCGCAGGTTCGACTCCTGCCGAAGGCGCAGGCGGAACGTTTGAACAACAATAAACAATTTGATATAATATATATAGGCCGCCGATAGGGGCCTACAAATTAACTTATTCGCTTGAAGGAGGAATAAAATGGTAAACACATTCACACTGGATCTTTTTAAAGATCCATTTTTTATTGGCTGGGACCGCCAGTTTAAGGATCTCGAAAAAGTAATGCACAATTCTACAAACTATCCGCCATATAATTTGGTTGAAGTTAGTGAAGATACATATATGATTGAACTAGCTTTGGCTGGTTTTAAGAAAGAAGATATTTCTGTTGAACAAGAAAAGAATGTCTTAACAATAAAGGGGTCTTCGGAAGAAGATGAAAACAAGTATATTCACAAAGGAATTGGAGCAAGGTCATTCGCCAGAACATTTTCATTATCTGAGTATATGATCGTAGCAGGAGTAACTATGGAAAATGGAGTATTAAGAGTCCTTGTAATTAGGGAAGTGCCAGAAGAGGCAAAGCCTAAAAAGTTTGAAATTATGGATTCTTTTACTCCAGAAGAAAAGGTATTTGCCCCGTCACTGCGTAAGAAAAAGAAAGAATAGTATAATGTAATCCTATGGACGCTACCATAGGTGCACCTGAGCATGTGCTAAAACTGCTCTATTTTAAGGAGATAAAATGTTTGAGTATTATGTAAAGAAAGTAACTAAGGTTGTGGACGGAGATACAATCGATGTTGACATAGATCTTGGATTTGATATCTCATTTACTTCAAGAGTAAGATTAGCTGGAATTGATACACCAGAAAGTCGCACAACAGATAAGATTGAAAAAGCATTAGGACTTGAAGCTAAAGCATATTTAAAAAATGCAATTGATTCAGCAAAGACTGTTGTTATTAAAACAGAAAAAATGGATTCATCAGAAAAGTATGGAAGAATTTTAGGTTGGGTATTTTTAGATGGATCTGATATTTCTATCAATCATAAAATGATTAATGATGGACATGCGTGGGGATATATGGGAGAAACTAAGGTCAAAGATTTTGATGCCTTAGCAAAAGCGAGGAAAAAGAGCGGTAAGTAATGCCAATATATGAATACAAATGTTCTAATAACAATGAACATAAAGTATTTGAAGTAGAAAGATCTATCATGGATCCAGAAAGTATGCAGACATGTCCTGAATGTGATTCAAATGCAGTAAGACATTTCACACCGTTTGGCATACAATTTAAAGGAACTGGTTTTTACAAGACAGATAATCCTAAATGATTTAATGCTATAATTAACTAAATAAACAAACAGTTTGTTTAGGAGTTATAGTTGACTGGGACAAGAGCATGGAGATTATCATTAGCCACCATTTTAATGTTTGGATGGGTATTCCTAACTCCTGCTCACGGAGATGACCCACTCAGTCTTGCCGCTCAAGAAATAGAAGAGCTTAATAGCAACGTATCTAATTTAGTTTATCAAGATGATTTTATAGATCTTATAGATATAGCAGAAAATAAATTTACATATGCCACAAATGCGAAGGAACTTAAAGATGATTCCTATGATGCCCACGAAGATGCAGTAGAAGCAGAAGCTACAGCCTTAGAAGCAAAGAACCTTGCCCAATCAAATGTAGATGGTCAAACAGCAACAGTAGCCATAGCACTTGAGCACAAAGACAGTGCTCTTGAAGAAAAGAATGATGCTCAAGATGCACTAAGCATAGCCAATATTAATGTTCAAACTACTCAATCAAGTATGCAGAGTGCTGGAGGAACAGGTTTGGCATACACTGTTTATACTCTTGTTAGGCAGGGTAATGTTGCTACCCCAGGATCTGTTCTTTGTTCTGGCACCTGGAACTCAAGCCATATGAGTCTTCCAGTGTGCGGAAATAGATATGAAAACTTTATAGTTAAATTTACTGGACAAATAACAGTCCCTTCATGGTTTACACAAACCTACTTTGCAGGA